GTTCAGCACTTACAGGAAACCTCTGGAACTCTTTACGATTCTACTTCCAATGGCAATGATGGGACAAATTATGGCGCCGCTTATGACGGTTCAGGCAGAATAAACGGGTGTTATACTTTCACTAATGCCGACCGAATTCAAATTGCACACGATTCAAGTCTTGATATCACCCAAAGTATTACGCTGGAAGCATTCGTCTATCTAAACGATAAAACAGATGGGAAAATCATTGCCAAAGATGATACTGGCGGCGGTGGTTGCTATTGCCTTCACCAAGAAGGTAGTGATTTGAGACTCGCGCTGGATTTGGGTGGCTGGGTGCCTCTCGGCTATAGCACATATAATACAGGTGAGTGGATTTACCTAGTAGGTACCTATGACCGAACGATGATGAGGCTTTATCTAAATGGTGGTGAGAAAGCTACCCAAAATCGCACTCAGGCGATAGCAAGTAGAAATATCAACCTGGCTTTGGGTAATCGAGCTGACGATGGTGGAACTAGCTATGACCTACATGGTTTGGTTGACGAAGTCCGTATCTCAAATATCGCCCGTTCTGCAGCTTGGATTTATGCCCAATACCTTAGCATGACCGACGACTTCATAACCTATGGCTCACCTAACCAGCGCCCCGCCACTCCTACGCTTGTCTCCCCTCCTGATGGAGCAACTGGGGTGAGTTTAACGCCTGATTTGATTTTCAATTATTCTGACCCGGATGATGATGATTGTACTAAATTTGACCTTAAAGTAGATGATAATTCAGATTTCTCCTCACCAGAGATAGATGAAACAGATTATTCTACTGGGGGTCCGTGGTCAAGTGGCAGTGAAATTATTTATTCTGTTTCCTCTCCTCTTTCGCCCGGCACCAAATATTATTGGAAGGTGAGAGTCTTTGATGGAACAGTTTGGAGCAACTGGTCAGACGGAACCTGGGACTTTACTACCAATCAACCCCCCGATCTGCCCAGTGGTTTGGGTCCCACTCAGTATGTAGACGGCAGGTGGGGCGACGATAATACCCCTGAGCTAACCTTCACCCAAAGTGACCCTGATGGCGATCAGGTCCAATATACCATCCAGATAGACGATTCCTCCGACTTTGGCTCTCCTGTGGTGGACTATACTTCAGGGTTACTCGACCAAGGGCCAACAAGCTTCATCTCTCCAGCCCTCCCTGATGGCGACTATTACTGGCGGGTAATGTCCACTGACGAGCATGGAGCTACCAGCGATTGGTCAATGGCCAATGAGGGGGAGATAGCCTTCCGAGTGGATGCCACACCACCTACCCTCGACAAGGGTTTGTCAGGAACTTCAGGTCTAGCTGGCTGGTACACCAGCAATGTAGAGGTGACCCTTACGGGCGGTGACCCCACTCCGGGCTCAGGACTCAACCGAGTGGAGTACAGCTTCGATGGCACAACTTGGGTTACATACACTATCCCCTTCACCATCTCCGACGAAGGCACCACCACTCTGTATCACCGGGTTTACGACAATGCTGGCAATGAGTATGTGCTAGACCCACAGGACATCAAAATTGACACGACAGCCCCAACCTTGGAGAAAGAAATCAGTGGCGATTATCCTGGCCCAGAGGAAGGTACATGGTGGAACGAAGCTACTATTACCCTGACCGGTGGCGATGAAATTTCGGAGTTGGACAGGGTTGAGTACAGCTTCGATGGCATAACTTGGGTTACATACACTATCCCCTTCACCATCTCCGACGAAGGCACCACCACTCTGTATCACCGGGTTTACGACAATGCTGGTAACGAGTTTGTGTTAGACCCGCAGGACATCACCATCTTCATTGATGTGGAGCCATCGGCGGTGGTGAGCACTACCCCTGGAGATGATGCCACCGGTGTGGCGCTTAACGCTGTGGTCAGCGCTACCTTCAATGAGGATGTCACTGCTGTAGACTTATCGGGAATCACTATCGATGGAGTTAGCGGTATCTTGGCAACCTTAGATGAGGCAACTGATACCATTACCATTGCTCATGATAACTTTAGCTATAATACCGAGTATACGGTAACTATTCTGGCTGGAGCAGTTCAGGATGTTGCCGGTAATCCCAATGCTGAATATTCTTGGAGCTTCACTACCAGGGGACGTCCTACTGGTGGGGGAGACACTACCCCTCCCAGAATTTCAAACATCTCGCTTTGTGGCGGCGTTACGGAGACCACTGCTGATATCTGCTGGATAACTAATGAGCGGAGTACTAGCCAGGTGGAATATTCGGCTAGTCCCAGCATGCTATCGCCTCTTGATAAGATATTGGTTACCGAGCATCATGTTCACCTCAGCGGCTTGACTCCGGGTACCACCTATTACTACAGGGCCATGTCCAAGGACAGAGCTGGTAACCTGGCGGTATCGCCTGAGTACACCTTTACCACTCTGGAGAAGCCACCGGCACCAGCACCGCCGACACCACCCCCGCCGGCACCCTCACCGGCACCACCGGCTCCAACACCGCCACCCCCAGTGACACCGGCACCATCAGTACCAACTCTAGCGCCAGTGATTAACTGGCCGCTGGTCGGCGGAATCATAGCCGCAGTGGCAATAGTGGCATTTATTCTCTTCTTATTACGTAGGAGAATGATATTTTAGGCTTAGTCTAGGCGTAGACTGCTATTACTACGGCATCTTTGGCGTTGTTTTCATCAAAGAAGATAACCGCCACCTTTCTGCCCAGTGCCATCTCGGCGGCTGGTATATTGCGCGCCACAGCAATACCTTCAAGGTAAACCTTGTAGCTGCTAGCAAGCTGGACGGTGGCGGTATAGTCGCCGGAGTTGAAACTTTTCAGCACTGCTTTTCTCAGTCTCATCTTAGCTCTCCTTCTACCAATCTATACTCCGCCTAACACTAACCGCTGCTGATACTCTCCACGGCGTGGATTATAAACCAAGGTTAGCCCGAGAACCCGCCTTTTGGCTGTTTGCAGTCCCGCCCGGCTATCGGTTATGTCAATGACGTCATATAGCTGCTGACCACAATTAGTCGGGGCGAGGATGGAGCCATTAACTGATTCTACCTCCGCCTGTCTTAAATAGGCTTCTCCCCTCTGCTCAGCTCTGGTCACACTATCTATATTCCTGTCCTCAACCTGCCCTAGCCTATCATAGAGCCTATCTATCTGTTCCCAGGTGAAGGAATTAACCACTATGGTCTCACCCTGTGTCGGGTCATAACCCTCAACTTGGACTCGGTTAAGTCCCCAGGCTTCTGCCATATACCTGCCGTCAAATATGGAGTGGGATGAGCCATAGGAGTAAGCAGAGCCGTCGGCGGACAGGGGATTTACTACATAGGCTTTGTTGCCCTCAATAAACAGAGCATCGGGGACGAAGGATAGCAGCCGGTTGATAACCGTATCGCCGGTATTATTGGGGTTGATGGTGAAATCAGGGTAGTAGCCGGTTAGAACCGAGGACTGGGATTTTACCTCAAGCTTCAGCCCGACCCTAGCCAGCACGAACTGGAGTATTTGTTTGACGCTCATCTCCTGGCTTGCCTTATTCCATCGGAACTGGTGCCTGGCTCTCCAGTTTTCCATCAATTTCCAGCCATCTGAGGCGTGAAGAACCAGACTCGCCCTGCCGCCGGCGCTGGTGTGCTCATAGGCATCAAGGGCAAAGGCTAACCCTGAGCTGACCTCGTTTCCTTGAGCGGTAACATAGCCAGGGCTGAACTCAAGCTGACAACCGATGTCAAGGACGGCTAGGTCTCCCTGCCCCGGCGAAGCATACCTGCCGTCATCGTTTCTCAGTTCTACGGTAAGGTTGCCTCTGGTTTGGGTAAGCTCCTGCCTTAATGACAGGACGTCGGCGGTTAAATCCAGACTTTCCGGGGTCAGCTTAGCTCGCCACACGCCATAGGGGGTAGATAGCCAGCAATACTCACCGTGGTGAGCGATAGCCATGCCATACTGGCTGGAAAGATTAAACGGTATTGGCTCGTGCCACAGGTTATCCACAAACTTGGTCTCCGAAACTGAATGTGACCAGAAGGGGCAGTTATAAGACTTGGTGCCGGTGAACTTCTCAACAAAGAAGCAGCGATAGACATCGGGTTTATCCATGAATGCTGCCCGGTATTCAAATTTACCATCTGATGGGGCTGAGGCAAACTCCTTCAGTGCTGACCAGGTGCCGGCAGCTACCTCCCCGCCATCGCCGTAAACCAACGACCACAGCTTAAAATTACCCCCGGCGTCCTTCCCGGTAATAAACAGGTTCCAGTCACCACTATAAGCTGTGGCTACGCCTGAGAGGTCACCGGTCGACTTGTCCCAGGCAACCTTTTCTCCCCAGCTACCACTTATGCGCTTCATCACATAGAGGGTCGCCTGGTCAGCGAAGAACAGGGCGATATCGCCATTCGGCTTATAGCCAGCAGCTATGCCGTTAATGGCGGTGGTTGGGGTATAGCCTAGGAGCTGGGGGTCTCCCCAGCTAACCCCATAGTCGGTGCTCTTTAACTGGTAGAGCTTTCGGTCAGTTTTAATCCAGAAGATGGAGACCTCAGCCCCCAGAGAGCAGCCGGCGACAATAACCGCATCATACTGGTTGGTGTAAACCCACTGGCTGAAATCGGATTCCGGGCTGGGGTTAGCCACCCTCTGGCGATAGAGCTTTCTGGAATCAGCCGGTGGTGTTATCCTGACCCGGTTCAGGGAGCCATCCTCGGGGATGGTCACGGCGTGGAAGTAATCATCTTCCGAGCCGGTATAGAGTCTTGCCCACCGCAGGTTGACTACCCCGGAGTGCTTGTTTGAGGCTGCCACCTTGACGTATGGGGTATGGGTCGCTTCCTTCTGGGCAGCAAGCAATGTTGAACTAAGTTGTCTCATCGTGCCCTCCGCCTCACCAGAATAGGTGCCCGAGTAGCATACCAATGGCGCCAAAAAGTAGGAGCCACAATAAGGGGTGTTTCCTCTGGCTATCCCGAATAATATGACTCCAGGGTCTGCCACCTATCCTGGTCCAAAGCCACTTATACAGTCGGCCTATCATTTTCCCTGAACCTCTTTACAGCCCTTTCGCCAAAGTATTCTATGATAACCACCGAGACCAATCCGGCTAATAGTGGAGGCACCTCCATATTAGTCAAAATGCAGACGCTGTAGAGGGTAAAGCCCCAGACGATGATAAAGGGTCTGATAAGGCTCTTAATAAACTGGGCTAAATCCTCCATCTCAACTACACCAATGCTGCCAGGGTATCAGGCAATGGCTTATTTGCACTGCGGTAGTGGTTTGCCAGGTGCTTGGCTGCCTGTAGAATTTGCTCCGGGCTGGCATCAACCCTCCGCCCTCGGTAACCACCCCGGGAGAGGGCAGCCACCGCCGCTGGCATCCGCTCCCAGTCAACCGTCTTTTCAATATCAAGCCTCCCCTTCACGGCTCTGAAGATGTTTTTCTTATGATGGGGCAGCTTCCAGGTATCAGGGTCACCTGGGTCGCCGACGATGGCAAACGCCTCCTTAGACAAGCCGTCTTTGGTCTTAGGTAGTGCTTCTCTCACTGTCATCATAGCCTCCTTTACACTCTATAGAGCTGGCGAATCCTGACCAGGTTCCTTCTTCCCAGTCTCTTTAGCTCGCTTCTGAATTGCTTTAACTTCTCATTGCCCCAAGCGAGGAACTCCCTCGGCGTGGTGGTGCCGCCGACGCTGACCCGATTGATGGCATAGCTAGCCCACTCCACAGCGGCATAGCCTTCGGCGCCGATAGCGACCAAATCCTCGTGTTTGGCCGAGATAGTAGACTCCTGGGCATTGAGGGTGTGGAGCATGCCATAATAGACATTGCAGTTAGAGCCATCGGGGACTTCGTCGCTAAACAGGGTTAGGGCATGCCCCCATAGAGCGAACCTCTGGTAGCAGGGCGGGAACTTGTCTACCGGATACTCCACCGCCTCCACCATAACCCTATCGGTCAGCGATGATATATCAATCACTCTGGAGCCTGGGGTGGTGGGAAGGGTGGCTTTTGCCGGTAAAGGCACTGCCTCGGAAAACTCCTTTACTGCGTGGGCAATGTGTCTGTCCAGCTCATCATCGCTCCAGCGGTAGTTCCCCGCGTCTTCGTCCTTCAGGTCGCGCCTGACAATGCTTCTCATCGTGCTTAGGTCCATAATTTCATACCTCCCCTCTGGGCTTAACTCGCCCGATGTGGGGGCTCATGTCCCCCACCAAAGAACTTCGTGCCTTCACCTCCAGCAAATATCTCTCTCTTGACAACAAGGGTGTCTATGCCCTGCCCCAGTTCAGTGGCAAACAGGTCCTTGAGCAGACTGCCGACTTCAATGCCAGTGCCGGCGTCAAAGGTAGCTAATAGTCTGGCAACAAGAGCTTCAATGGCAGAGCCGATTTCACTCCCAGACAGAATAGCGCTGAGCATCGGTGTGCCCTCACCACCAGACCCCGTATCAGATGATGACTTGACTTCCGCAGTTTCCAGGGAAACATAGGCATCAACCCCAGAGCCAGTATCAGAGGAGGTCTTCTCGGTTACTCCTCCCGTCGTATAATCAACCTCAACATAGACTTGGGTGCATTTAGCAGCAGAACTCCCTGCAGTGCTTGAAATCTTTAATTGCAATCCAATTTGTAGCGCATCTATCTCATCCCAAGTATAGGCTGCACCAGTAGCAGGATTAGTGGTATAAGTCTGAGAAAATGTTTCATATGTAGTTACTCCAGTCTTAGATACCTCTGTGCCGTCTGTTACTGTAGTCCCAGATTTTTGCGAAGGTTTTGCATAAGCCGTTTTATTGCTAAGGGCTGTAGCTATACGGAAATAAATTGTAATGGAGTTTATCGTTCCCGAGCCTACAGAATGGGCAGGCAGATTATATAAATCTCTCAGGTAGGAAGTGCTGACGGCCTTAACATAAGTGGTATCATCATCAGCTACCGCCTCATCTACCTTATCCCAGTTTGCACCTGAATCTGGGTATTTGGTTAACTGAGTTGAATCCCCAGCAGCATTTGGTCTTAAGATTTCCGTAGCCATCAGTGCCACATCCCTTCAAGAGCTTGTCTATCAGCGCTAGAGGCGTTAGCCTCAAAGTCTTCCCTATCTTTATAGCCAAGCTCTTGCGTGTTATATTCCTCGCCGGCATCAACCGCCTTACGCACATTGAGAGCTTTCTGCCTGTCAGCCATTTACTCTCCCTAGCTCAAAGTAATGCTAACTTCTAAAGTCCAGGTGCCACTTGATTTTGTGCCCAGAGCGTCAACCTTTCTATTAAGGCACTTGCCACTGGTTGATTGCTTCACCACCCATTCATTCCAGGTATAGTTGGCTTCGCTGTCACTGAAGCTTGCCTTGAAGGTTGCTTTCTGGCTGGTGGAAGTGGGGTAGCCGGTTTCCATGCCCTTATAGGTCCTGTTGGTGGCTGCCTGAAGGTCAGTCTGGGTGGCAGTGGCAGCGGTGCTGGAATCACCGACACCAATCTGGGCGCTGGCATTGTTGAAGTGGTTAGCTGAATCACCGACAATCAAGTCCCACATCTCATCAATGCCAACATTAAGCAGGCAATTACCCTCGCCCTCAATAACCTCATAAGGCTTGAACCGGTTATAGAAGGCTGGCTCTGAGCCACGATAGGGCTCAATATCCTGGTGGTATTTACTGAGTTTGTAGTGACAATTCCATCGAGCTACATCTTTGTTTTCCATTTTCCCCTCCTCTGGGGGAGCCTCGCCAGAGGCTCCCCCGAATCTGGTTGATCTTAGTCCTGAACCCCAATTAAAGCGGCTGCCTTGATTGAGCTGAATAGCGCTAGCGAGCAGTACCACTTAATCCGGGTTCGTGATGCGTCCTTGGTCTCTAGCGAGCCGATTGGCTCTACTGTCAGGTGACCGGGGCTGGTTAAGCCGCATAGCGCCCCCTCGCCCATCTGGAAGGCGTAGATAGTGGAGCAGGTGCCTCCGGTGGTTGCCGTCTCCACCCCACCGGTAAGGACGTGGGTATCCAGTATCCAGTCATTGACGCCAATTGGGATGCCGTCCCACAGCTGGATGAAGTTACCCCACTTATCCTTGTCGGTCTCTATCATGCCTCCAGCTGCCCTGACCAGAGCGTTAATCTTGCGCCTTGAGCGCCGGCTCATCAGCAGCAGATGGGGCTTGCCACCCTTTATCGCATCAATAAGCTCATCCAGCTTAGCCAGGGTTAGGGTAGAGCCGGTGGGTCCCATTGCTATTACATAGTTGCTGGCGGTGGTGGTATCAATAAGCTTTCTGAGATCATCAAACTGCTTGGGATTGGTGGTTGCATTTCCATAGATGAAGGTATCCTCAAACTTGTCCCTGAGCGCCTTTGCATTCAACTCGACTACGGC